GTGGATCCTCAGTTCAGAAACGAGATTATAGAGATATATGATGATTTGATCTCAGGTGGTGTTCGTTGGACTGGTCATGATTTTGTGGTGTTGAAAGGTGATCCGGATCAACGATTGAACATGATCATCGACAAGCTTCGAGAGCTCGGAGGCATCTAGACACAAAAAGAGGGCGGATATATCATTTCACCGCCCTCAAAATAAACCAAGTTGTGACTTGCTCGATTACAGATAATTGACGTTTGTCGAAGAGCGTTTGAACTTACCTTCTTCCTCCCGATCAAGATCTTTACAGATGATGATGTGATAGTAGAGATGAGCTCCGAAGATGTTGTCAACAACACCATAACGGGTGAGCAACCCTACACGAGGGGCGAAATCATTCGGTCCGATTGTGCGCTGTACCATCACGGGGATGTACGGACAATAGACAATACCTGTGTCGTAGAACTCAGGGCCTTTGTAGCCAAGAAGCACGTAGTTGAGTTCTGTACTACGTTTCGGTGCACCACCGAGAACGTCTTCAGCTTTGGACACGTCTTCGTTTTGCGCGTCTGTGCGGGTGTCACGATAAACGTTGAAACGTCCACCGAGGTTACCAACACGGGCAATACCGACAGGTTGTGTGGATACACTACCGCTGACGGACATCCATTGGAACTCAGGAAGCATCTCGAGAATTGCACAAACCTTAGGTGTAGCAACTAAGAAGTTGGCAGCACCACGACGGTTACGTACAGCAATACGATTTGCTTCTACGATAATTCTAGCATAAAGGTCACGATTACGCTCAGCCATCCAACGACCGTCAGCCAATTCAGGCGTCCATGTGCTATACCCATGGCCACTTCCAGCGTTCAACGCTGTTTGTACCATACGCATGATCATTTCACGGTCGATTTCAGCTTGAATTTCATAGGACATTGCGTTGGTCAATTCCGTGTCAATGTCTATTCCATTCATGTTCTTGAGGTCTTGTTCTAGTTCTACACTCCAGCGAGCTGCTAACCTACGAGTACCAGCTTCAACAGCTGTCTTCTCAAAAGAGACGAGCATCTGTGGAATGTCACCGGTGAGTTCGAAGTTTTTAAGCAGTTCAGCTACACCACGGTCTTCCTTGGGCATTTCCCAGACTTGATCTTTACCGGACAAATCATCTGATTCAGCACCAGTGAAGCGTGAGTCAAGGTAGTTGTAACCAACTTCCTTGCCATCAGGGCTAGGATTGCCACCTTGGCCGGATCGTTCACGAGGACCTTCCAGTGCGGGGGTCTTTCCGTCAACACCAGTACCAAGGGTGTCAGTTTCGTAGCGGTAGCGAAGTGCGAAAGCCAAACCAACAGGTCCGCTCATGGGCTGAACACCAACGATCTCGTTAGTGATAAGCTCAGGGAACGTACGACGGATCATCGGGATGAGGATCTTGGGCAGACGACTGTCGCCAGCTGCATAAGAGTCAACATTTCCAAGCGCGTTACCAGCAGCACCATTATCAGCAGCACCAAAGGCTCCTAACGTACCACCAGAAACGTGTCCACCGCCGTGATAACCACCGTTCTCTTCGATGCACCATGTCTCTTGGTTTTCCAAAAGAATAGCGGTGTTCAAACGAGTGTGATCATCTTCAATGGCTTTAACATTGCTAGAACTATAATCAAGAACAGGAGCCCACTTCTCGATGAGAAGGTTCGCACGAGTTTCGTCAATATAAGATTGAGAATTTTTTACTTGTGACATAATTTAGGTTTCCTTTCTGATTCTCAGATCATTTAGATCTCAACTTAAAATTTGTTCAATTCGCTCATGTATGTTTTAGCGAATGGACTAGAAATACCTTGCTCAGCTTCTTCTGGAGCAGGTTGAGACTCAACACTCTCTTTCACTACAGGCACATCAACTTCAGGCCCGCGTTGTGAAACAGCTTCTTCTTTGAGTTTCAATAATTTTTCTTCTTCTGTTTTATCAAAAAGTCGTAATGTGTAATCAAAATTTTCAGTGATAAACTCCGGAGTCTTGTCAGACAACACTTTGTACATGTAATCTCTTTTCTCTTGAGGAAGATCAGAAGATTTCTCATTCAATAAAATATGAGATTGT